CTAATTGTTCTATCCACTACACATAGTTCGTCGCATACTTTTTCTACTAAATCTGGGTAGTGATATTCCTCTATCCAAGTTTCTAAATCTGGAATTGTGTAGATAAATTCTGTTACATCTATCTCTGGTTGAATTAAATTATATAATGAGTTATCTTGATTAGCTTGTTCTTCAAGTGTATAGTTATTAACTGTCATTTATATTTCCTTTCCATAGTTGTTGACATATATATATATTAAGCATAGTTTTAAACTAGTGTCAAATTATATTATAAATATATTTAAATTAAAGGAGTATAAAATGGAAGATAAAAAGTTAGTGCCACTATATATGAAAGTGCCATTAGAACTAAAAGAAGCATTGACTAGTTGTGCTAAGGCTGAAAGAAAACCAGTTGTTGCTTTATTTTGTGAGATTATGCCAGTGGCATTAAAGAATAGGATCAAGTTGCAGAAAGTGAACGAAGAAAAGATTAAGGAATTAATTTACAATAGTAAGTTTATTAATGCGGATAACTTTGATGTCTAAAGATAATATTAATCCTAGTTATTACCAAAAAGGCAAGTGTAGTTGTGGTAAAACACTCAGCACCTATGATTTTGTTAAAGACCTAGCCTATTCACAAGGCTCTGCAATAAAATATTTAGTTAGGTATAAAGAAAAACACTCTGAAATGGAGGGTAAATTGGAAGATGTCAAGAAGTCTTGTTGGTTTATTATTGCTATTATGATTAAAGAATTTGGCATGACACCTAAAGATGTTATGGCATTTATCCAAGATTTATTAGTCAAGGAATATGGGAAATAAAGATAGGAAATTTGTACCCCCTAGTCCCTTTGTTGTATTGCCAAGTAGATGTTTGATTGATGAGCGTTTTCAAAATGGAAAACATTTAAGAACGTTCCAATTACTTGTTGTCTTGTGTAGCTTTGCAAACAGAGGTGCTGTTGCTTACCCATCACAAATGTTATTAGCTAAAGCTATGGGTGGGATAAGCCAAGCAGGTGTGAGTAAACATATTAAATTGCTCATGCAATGGGGGTATATACGTTATGCTAGTAAGAAGTTTCATAAGAATCTAAAGGGCAATGCCTATTTTATTTTCTTTGAGGAACAAGGGAACAATCCTATAACAGAAGAAGAAGTGTTTGCTATGCAGAAAGCCGAACACCAAGACGAGTTGATAGATACAATGAGAGTACAAGCACCAACAGAAAGAAAGATTGCAGATGATAAGAAACCTAGTAGAGAAGCGAGAAACATTTGCTTGATGTACACTAGGATATTAAACAAACACTTTGGACAAGTGGCTCATACTTATACCCAACAACACGAGGCATTAGTTCAAACGTGGTTAGATGGTGGCTATACTAAAGAACAAATCCTTAAGAAGATAGAAGATTATATGATATGGAGGAGAAACAATGGCAAAGACGGGATCAAATCTATTGCCTACTTCAAGAATGTATTTGTTAAGGACAAGAAAAAACCCTCCAATCCAAAGGAAGAACTAGAGGGTTTGATGAGTAAGTTTGTGAACACACACAAAGTCAAGTTTTAATTGCTATATACTCATAGATTTCTTTATCTACCTTTCTTTGTATGAGTGTAATTACTTTAGTTTCGTATAGCTGATTAACAACTTCTTGTATTCTCTTTGCTAGTCTTACTACTTTGGGATCTTCTTCTTTCATATCCCCTGCAAGAAAGCCACGATAGTATATAAACTTATCGCCTACCTTTGACCAAGTAAGCCAATCTTTTATCTTGTCTATCTCGCTTTCTATATCTCTTAAATCGTGCATATTCATTTAACTTATTCCCTTTCTATTATACCTGTAATTAAATCCATCATATCTAAACGGATATTTTGAAACTTATCTTTTAGGTAACTGTCCTTGTTTATTACGTCTATAATATCTTTAGTGTCTAATAGTTCTTCTAATGTATCTTCCATAGAGTCAGTAAGTTTCTCAAAGCCATATTCATTTAATGATTTATGCTTGTCTGTATAGCCTGTTATATCCGTATAATAATCTATATATTCACTCATAGTAATTCCCTTTCTAGTTCTTCTATTATCTCTGGGTTATCATTAATCCATTGTTGTTCGCACTCATCACAACAGTATCCGTCATACTCTATACCCTCATCTTCTAATCCAAAGACAGGGTATCTATCAACGAACTTGCCACTACCGAATGCAACACTCTCTCTACAATGGACACACACTTCGCCTAAATCTATTGGTTTACTCATGGTTATTCCCCCTTTTTTTTATTTATTAATAATTTTACATATCTACGTAAACGTATATCTTTTATACCTTCACCACCTATACCTTTATTTTTACGAACTTTTAATTCGTGGTATAGATTTTCTAATTTATCAATAGTCATCATTTCGTATATATCTTTTGGATTCATGATTAGTCCCCTTTACATTTAAATCTAATAGCTTTTGTAATTTAGGCTGTAAGTTATCATCATAGTCTGACTCATCAGCTAGTCTTTCTGATAGTTCCATTATTATCTTATCGTAAGTCATTATATCCATTGTTATTCCCTTTCTAAATGTTTAATAATTTTGGATCGCTAAAGTCTGGAAAGTCTTTCCCATACTCAAAGGTACTTACTCTAAATCTATCGTAACCCTCTTTTGTTGCTAATGGTTTGACCTTGTCTATATCTTTTGGGTCATAGGTGGTTAATAGGATTACTGATTTCCAATCTGCATCCCCTACTTTGCAACCATATAATATATATTCTTTCATTGTTACCACCACTTCATGAACATTACTAATTGATAAGCACAGATCAACCAAGCTATTACAAAAAATATTGAAACACCTATTGCGATCTTGCTTGTTAAGTCTTGTATTTTATTAAACATTGTTTTCCCTTTCTATATGTTATTAAATATATCTTATATATATATTATATTAGTTGTCAAGCGTTAGTTATTAGCATTCTCATCAAGCCAATTATTAACTATATCTTCACCTACAATATAAGCGTACATATTAACCACACTTTCTGGACAACTTAAGTCTGTGTTGCATTCCCCAAAGTGCCACTCTTCATAGTCTTTAATCATAGCTACAACATCAAAAGCCATATCGCCAAGCCATTGTTTCGCTTGGTATCTTCCAATTATATAATAGTCTTGATTAAAAGCGTAATGGTGTAAATCTTCTTTCCAATGTGGTACATTGTCTTTTAAGTAGTTTAGATTCTCGTCTAAATAATTATTGAAGTGTTGTTTTATTTCTTCATATTTGTATAGTGTAGTCATTATATTTCCTTTCTATTTTAATAATTGCTCTAAGCTTTGCTCCTGTTTTTGCAATTCCAATTTGGCACTCCTAACTTGTTTTAGTTTTTCATAATTTGCTATTGCTTGGAGTCTAGTGACAAAAGTTGTATGCTCTATTTTATCACCCTCATATTGGTTAATGAGATTTTGTAGATTATTTATTAGGTTAGTATCTTTCATTATATTTCCTTTCTAGTTATGAATAAATCATTATTAATCTATTCAATATAACCCCTAATAAATAGAGGTTATCTTCAGTAGATTATTTGTTTAATACTTTATAACCCCATTCTGGATTATAATAAGGCTCTACAGAATCACATATGAGCTTGAATGCCTCTTCTGGTGAACTAGCACATACTTTGTATATCATATTAAACTTGCCATCTTGTAATTGTATTCTATAAGTATTGAATTGCATTATATTTCCTTTCTTTTCTCTCTTGTATAACCTCTAGAAGTTATGTGAATGTATAACCTCTAGAAGTTATATAGAACTATATTTCTTTAACTATGTATATACTATACTGTTATTAGTTTATAATTGATTAATTGTTTTTATAAATTTCAAAATCATCAATGTTGAATTCATCCATTAATATTCTTAAATCTTTATATGTTGAGTCTATTAGTGTATCAGCTGGCAAATACTCAATCTTTTTTCCACACCAGTCATTAACTCCGTCAAGATAATCTTTAATATATAGATTCAACGCCTTTGTGTGATTCTCTAGAAGTATTCTTAATATTGTATTTCTTAACATTGTTTATTCCCTTTCATTAATGTTAATTAATAATATATCCTCAAGATATATCCTATAAAATACATTGTCAACCCCTAAAATAAAAAAATATGCATTATTTTTCCACAGGGCTGTGGACAACATATATAATATTTAATTAATTCTATATGTTTATTTTCTATGTATAGGTGGTGGCTTTCTTTTAATTTAGAGGGACACCCCTTTGGGGTGGGGGTAGTGCGTTATATATATAG